AGTATTATAATTATCTTGTGCTGCGATAAAGTTATTTGTGTATCCTTCTTTTACTGCTCCATTTCTTCCCATACACTTTACATCTACTCTTTTATCATTTAGAACTAGATCAACGCCACCATCAAATCCACCACCACCTACTACTAAAGGTTTATTATAATAATTTAATACAACATTTTGACCTAGTATCCCAGTATATTGTTCTTCCTTGTTCCCATCTGCATAGCCTCGATTACCAAAGTTATTTCTAATGATAGTATTATAACTTTCTAGCTTTAACCATTTGGGAATAGGAATATCTATCATAAACCACAGAATCCTTCTTCGCAAAAGAATAAATCTAATTGATCTGCAAATTGCACATCCTTTAATGGTGTTAATGATCTATGCAAATACATTTTATCTTCTGCACCTCTCTTACTAGAATCTCTTATAGCCTCATCTACCTCTATACACTTCTGCCATTCATCTGGATTATTATCCTTCATATCTTTCCAATTCTTATTAGAGTGATATGGACAAAAAATACAGCTAGATTTATCTGGAACAGGAAATACTAATTCTTCAAAAAACTTTATGCAATCGCCTCTGCTCATCCTTTCTTCTATTAAAGGATAATGATAGTTAATTCTAGGTAATTGACTATACTTCATTCTTTCTATCTCATCCATACTAATACCCAACCATACTTCTGTTTTAGGCATCATTTTCCGAGGCTTTAATCCATGCAACTCTCTTATCTTTTTAATTACTGGTTGTATCTTATATTCGCTTGTGCATTGTCTCCTAACCATTCCACCACTTTCTGTAAAAGCTGGTATACTTGCCCATCTTTGCCCAGTAGAATTAGTTTGATTTAATATATCTGTTAATAAATTCTTTTCATTTATTACATGAATAGGAATACCATTATTGTATTTACCCCAATCTCTTAAATACTCTAATATTTCATAAGTTCTTGGTAGTTCTGCACCGGGATCAGCAAAAACTGCATGATCTGCCCTTGGTATCCTTCCAATACTGCTCATCATATACATGGCTGTACTTTGTACACCTAGACCTAAACTAATTACTTTCATATTTCTTTTTCCTGTGTACTATTTTTAATATAGATGTAGCAGTATATATCATACCATCCAGTATCTCTTCCAGAGCTTCTATCTCCCAGATTCTACCATCGAAAGGATCAAGTTCTTCATTGTATTCTCTCTTCCCTTTCTCAAGCCTTTCCTCTAGTAACTTTATTATCTCTTTATTCATATTTCAAAATCCATATCCATTAACTTATCCATCGCTCTATCATAGTAAACTTCACAGGCACTTCTGCTTATATTGTGATGATCTGCTATAGTAGTTAAATCATTGATGCCTAGATCATAAAAAGCATCTATAACATCATTTTCCCTACCACTAAATTTTCTTACTGACCTTCTACCTATTACAAACGCTTTTATTTTAATGGTGTTTATCTTCTCTCTCTCTCTCCTTCTCTCATATTCGCTTTCTGATTTTCCACACATTTCGCAAGGTTTGGTATGTGATTCCATTCTTACCTCTATTGTTTATTAATTATTCCTATAATACTATCTTTGTTTCTTTTCATTTGTGTAACTAAATCAAAATAAGGCATCTCTTGCCAGTAACCTTTGAAAGTATCATACCCATTTGAGTATTTATCTTTAATGTTTATCCTTATCCTTCCAGAGCTATCTTTTATAGGTTTATTAAGATATTTGCTTGAAAAATAAGATATATATGGCTCTAGATATAATTTTCTATATTCTTTTGCTTCATCCATGCTTTTAAAATATAAAATATTCTTATTTTTACATTTATTCATTTTTGTACTTGATTAATAAACTCTGTTATTATTAAAAACATAACTGCTATAGCTAAAGTCCAGAAAAAAACACCTAGACCTAAAACTAATACATTTGCTATCCATTCTGCTATATTAAACATGATCATACTACGCTCCTATTTTTATTAAAATAATTTAATTTGTGTTTTTGGTTTATAACTTGTATCATAATTAATATTATCTCCTTTTGGATACTTTTCAATAGAGTATTTTAAATTTAGAATACATTCTTTTTTAAAATTTTTATTACCAATAAAAAATACATACCTGTGCTTTTGTGGTCTTTCTCTTATAGATAAGTCTTTATAATTCATACTTTCAGTTACTGTCTTACTGTGTTTATTAGGATTATTAACATCATATCTTTCAGTTCTTTTAGCCGATAGACCTGTGTAAATCCAGTTAGTAGCTTGGTATATATAGCCATGATGGTTCCTAGATGTATCGGCATAGCTTACAATAATGTAGTTTTTATTTATTAATTTTAAACATTTTCCTACAAAAAAACTTGTGAGATTTTTAATCTTATGATTATTTACACACAATCTATTTAATTCCATTACTTTTTTATAGTATTTTTTCCCACAAATACCAATACATAGTGAATGACTAGGTGGCGATCCAAATGTACATATACCAATCAATTTTTTTTTATTATCAAATAATCCAAAACTATACGATATAGAAGGTATTCTTTTTGCATAATGCTTATATAGTAACCAATCATAAGTTTCATACTTGGGAATGGATTCAACATGATATTTATCTCTTATATTCAAATTTATGCCTCACCTAACCTAATCGCCAAACCAGAGAAAGTTTCATTTATCATTCTTTTTAAAAGAGCTACCAATAAAGATACAACTCCTTTAAATATATTCCTTCCTACGTTTTTAACGATAGTCGGACAAGAACAATACTTAATGATGTGAGGCATTACTTCGGTACAGCCCTTATTTCTGTTTGCTTTGAATTGGCTTTCTTTTTGCTTCTCATAACTGCTTTGCAATTCATGCATCTGTGTACCTTAAATTTATTTGCTGCTGTATAATAATAATAATTTGTTTCCTCTAAATGATCTGATCCACAGTTAGTACATACTGTTTCATCCATCATTACACCTAAATTTGGATGGTTTTTAATATATGGCATGAGTTTTAAATACACTTCTTCCAATCCTATCACATCATGCTTATTATAATCTAGCATTTTATCCAATGCTTCTTGCTTACCAGCCACACAATCTTTCCAGAGTTGAAAATTAGTCTCTAGCTTATTCTGTAAATCAAAATACTTTGTTAAAAAATCCTGTTTATAAGATACAAAAGCAAATTCCTTTCTGGCTACTTTTAAAGTATCTATTGATTTATAAGGTGAAGGTGGCATCATTCCATTTACTATAAATCTGGCTTTTAACTTCCGATCATCAAATCTATCTACATTGTGACCTATGATAACATTAGCTTCATCCAGAAGTTTCCATATTTCGCCCAAAATACGGCTATCATCACGATTCAATGCTTCTTCCGATGTTACTGCTGCTGAAAGTATTTCATCTTCATATAGCCACTTTGCTGACCAACTCAAAACAAACCAATCTTTAATCACATTTGTATGTGGAATAAATTGTTTATATAATCCCCAGACAAATACTTCCATTGGAGCAGTTTCAATATCAAATAACAATATCCGAGGTAAATCTCTAGTATTTATAAGCTCTTCAGATAATGATATTGAAAATTGCTTATTGCAAGTAAAGCAAGTATATCTCTGTGATGTTTTATATTTACTATATCTATAGCCTTTCTTTTGAACATGACCAGAGCCACAATGTTTACATTCCATTTAAAGCCTCTTTTTCACAAGTCAGACATTCTTTTCTGGTTCTTCCATAGCTAACAAAATCAGAATAATGAATAATTTTATTTCTACTTCTGCCACTACTCCCTTTTAAAAATTTACGTTCCCAGCATCTCTTGCAAGTATTGCAGTAAGATATATAATCATCTGCTCTTCTTGCATCACCTTTCCAGTTACTAACTCTCCTAGTTTTCATGCCATTATCCTATCTATAATCTGTTTATCTATCTTTGAAGTATTGTCTATCTCTGGTTTTTCTATAAGCCAATCAGTTCCACAACATGAATCACCTTTAATCTGGTAATCATTAGGATAGGCTTTAGTACCACACTTTGCACAATAAGCAATATATAATCCAGTTTTGGTTTTTCTGTAAGTTCTAGATTTAGCTTTTACTTCTGGCTGCTCAACTACATCATTCCATCTTTCTTGATTTAACCAAGTAGATGGATGTGGTATATATTCCAGATCAGTATTCTTCCAGCCAGTTACATGATCTTTTAAGCTAGTCATTAATTCTTCATGCTTTACTTTTTTCAATGCTATCTTATATTTTTTACTACAAACTGATTTACCAATCTTTCTTGGATACAACTTCCAGAACTCATTAAAATGATCATTATATATATTCTTTATTTCTTTACTTCTTATAGTAGTGTCTGTCTGTGTG